GACTGGTAGAAGATTCTTTTCAGTGGAACGTATTAACAGAAACACTGACAGTCACTACCTCTAATGATCTCTTTAACTACGTCCTTACAGGGGCGGGTCAACGCTTTAGGGTGATGGATGTTATTCATGCTGAAGAAGACTACTTCTTAAACCCTAAGACCTCTAGTCAGATGAACTCGTTTCTATTGAACAACAACCCACAAAGAGGTAGCCCAACATTCTATAACTTCAATGGTGTAGACGTTAATGGGGACACACAGGTAGATTTATTTCCTATCCCTAATGGAATACAAAACATTTACTTCAACTTATACAAACCACAACCTGCACTAACAGATGCTTCAACTACCTTACTGGTTCCCAGTGAGCCTGTTATTAAGTATGCCTACGCAATGGCTGTAGCAGAGCGTGGTGAAGACGGAGGACTATCAGTACAAGATGCATCAGCACTCGCTGATCTATCACTAGCAGACCATATCGCTATGGCTGAGAGCAGACAGAACGACCAGTACATCTGGGCAGCAGTATAATGGCAGGTCGACTACAGTCCTCTTCAATATCAGCACCAGGATTTCTTGGTGTTAATACACAAGAGAGTAGTGTTGATTTATCTTCTGGTTATGCGCTAGAAGCTTACAACTGCGTTATTGATAAGTTCGGTAGGATAGGTGCAAGACGAGGTTGGACTAAAGTTAATTCTGATTTAAACACTGATCTGGCTTCTAACAGCGTAGAGTTCTTATACAACCTGCCTAACCCTGATGTAACCTTTGCAGGTGGTGATAACAAGTTATTTACACGTACTTCTGGATCAACGGTACTGATAACTGCAGTTAATACTACGGTAGCAGACGCAGCAGGGACAGGAACTACAGCATACAGCATCACAGGTAACGACTGGATGGGTGCTAGTATTGTGTTCGGTGAAGGCCCAGCATCTTCTCCTCACGCTTACTTAGCACAATCAGATCACCTTCCTTTAGTTTATCATAAGCTAGGATCATCGCATGCACATACAGGTGCTTACGGTTTTAACTTACTGAGTGATGCGGGATCAGTTCCATCTGCTTATTCTTCTGCTAGTGATTTCAAGCCTAACATTGTTATAGGTGCTTACGGTCGTACATGGTGGGCAGATATAACCAATGATGAACAAACTGTTTATTTCAGCGCACTACTTGATGGTACTAACTTATCAACAGGTGACTCAGGGTCTTTATCATTGATTGATGTATTCCCTAATGGTGATGAAATAGTAGGACTAGCAGCACACAATGGTTTCTTGATTATATTCGGAAAGAGAAACATCGCTATTTATGCTAATCCTATTGAGGTAACTGAATTAGTTTTAGTTGACTTGATAGCAAACATCGGATGTATAGCTAGGGACAGTATTGCTAACACAGGTACTGATGTCATGTTCTTGTCTGAGTCAGGTGTAAGAAGTGTTGCACGTGTCATTCAAGAGAAGTCAGCACCTATTAACGACATCTCTTTTAATGTCAGAGACGATATAGTAGCTTTTGCAGACTCAGAAACAAACAAGCAGAAGATAAAAGCGGTCTACTATCCTAAAGATGCTTTCTATATTTTAACACTACCTACCTCTAAATATGTGTACTGTTTTGACCTTCGTGGTCGATTGGAAAACGGTGCTGCACGTGTTACTATCTGGGATAGCATCGAACCTACCGCCTTACACGTTACTTATTCAGGTGATCTTTTCTTAGGACAACCTGGATACATAGGTAAGTATTTTGGCTTCTCTGATAACTCATCTGACTACAGACTTAGATATTATACAAACTTCTTTGACTTAGGTAGTCCTACTTCATTGAAGTTCTTAAAGAAAGCTAACTTCGTGGTCGTAGGTGGAATAGGACAGAACGTAGCATTGAAGTATGGTTTTGATTATGTCAGTTCATATCGTTCAATAACTAAACAGTTACGAACAGGCTCGGTTTACGAATATAACGTAGGTGAATACAACATTGCAGAATACTCCAGTGGTCTGGTGTTAGATGAAGTTAACTCTAATTTAGGTGGTTCCGGTTCTATTATGCAACTAGGCTTTGAGGCGAACATTGACTCTGCGCCTTTGTCAATACAAAAGATAGATATTTATGTTAAAGCAGGTAAAACAATTTAAGGATAAACATGGCTAATTATACAAAAGCAACTAACTTCACAGATAAGGATGGTCTATCATCTGGTGATGCAAATAAGATTATTAAAGGTTCAGAGATAGAAGCGGAGTATCTCGCTATTGCAGCCGCTATCACATCTAAAGCTAATCTAGATGCGCCTACTTTTACAGGTGTGCCTTCAGCACCAACAGCTAGTGCAGGAACAACAAGTACACAAGTAGCTACAACTGCTTTTGTTACAGGTGGTATTGCCACTGCTACAGGCTCTCTTGGTACAATGTCCACACAGGACGCAGACGATGTAGCTATTACTGGTGGGACGCTTGCAGGGGTTACTGTTGAGGGACTGACTCTAGGTACTAACGGAACAGGATCAAAAACTGTATCTACTGCTTCTCCTTCAGGCGGCCTTAATGGCGACATATGGTATAAATACTAATGACATTATCTGTTAACGTATCAGGAAGTCATACAGACACTAAGGAGGTCTTCGTTAAAGACGGAGGCGTGTGGAGAACTGTTACAGAACTACATGTCAAGGATGATGATACGTGGCAAAAGATTTACCCTGGAACAGGTACTCAAACTTTTACTTCAGGTACTTCATCATTTGTTGTTCCTCAGGGTGTCTACTCTTTAAGCATGACTACTATGTCTGGTGGTGGTGCAGGTGGTCGATCAGGCCAACACACAGGAGACTGTCACTCAGGCGCACCAGGAGGGGCTGGAGCAACCGTTGGATCAACATCATTCGCTGTGACTCCAGGTGAGACGCTAACAGTTACAGTTGGTGCTGGTGGAGTTGGTGGGGTATATCCAGGGTTCCAACAAGGATACCGAGCAGGAACTGTAGGTGGAGCTACTTCTGTTAAAAGAGGAGCTACTACTATACACACAGCAGCCGGTGGAGCTATTAATAATGGTGAGTACTATAGTGGATCAAACTTTGTAACGGCTGGCCCTACTAATGGAACAGGGTATGGTACAGGGGGTACAGGTGCTGCTTGTGAAGGCACAGGGGGTACAGGTGGCGCTGGTGGGGTAGTGTTTTCATGGTAACAGAGTTTGTAGATAAAGAGACACAAGATAAACGTAAAAGTATTTGTAATGTGTGTGACCAGAGTAAGTTAGGATTTTGTACAGAGTGTGGTTGTGTGATTATTACAAAAGTTATGTGGAAGCGAAACACTTGTCCATTACTGAAATGGTAACGGCTTAATTTAAAGAGGGTAGAGAAATGGGAATGTTTTCGAGTCTTAAAGGTCTAGCAGCAGTAGCAGCACCAATAGCTGGTGCATATTTTGGTGGGCCTATGGGCGCACAGATAGGCTCTATGATCGGTGGTCAGATAGCTGGTAGACAGCAAGCCAAGCAAGCAGGAGAGACTGCTGCTCAGTATGATGCCAGGCTGCGTCAACTAGGACAGCAAGGATTCTTTAGACCTGTTACCTCTAAGACTCTTTATGGTGAATCCAAATATAAGACTGATCCTAATACAGGTGCGCTAATAGAGGCAGGTTATACCGGATCAGATCAAGTCCAAGAAGACCAAGGTAGACTTGGTGATTTGATGCAAACAGGTTTAAGCACTGCTGAAGCTGCTGCTCAGGCTGCTCCTCAATACCAGACTGCCGCACAGGGATTATTTGATCTAGGTCAAAGCTACTTATCAGGAACACCAGAAGAAGCTAGAAACCGTTATATGCAACAGCAGATGGATGTTTTACGTCCTTATGACATTGAGGAAGAACAACGCCTAGGCAGGACTGTGTTTGGTAAAGGTGCTGGTGGTCTTAGTGTTGGAGCTGGTGGTAATCCATATCTACAAACTTTGATGGAATCCCGCAACAGACGTAACTTAGGATTAGCTGCTGGTGCTGACGTTGCTGCACAACAACAAGGAACATATGGAGCAGACAAGCTTAGAGAGGCTGGTGTGACATCAGGTATTGGTTTTGATATGATGGGTGGATCATTAGACCCTTATCAAACATACTTAAATCAACAAGCAGGATTAGAGAAGCTTGCTCAACAGCCTTATGCAATGGGCCTTGATGCTGCAACTCAAGCAATAGGTGGACAGCAGTTTGGTTCAAATATGGCTCAAGGCGGTGCGTTAGGGAATGCACAAGTACAGATGGCAAACACTAACAACCAGAACGAAAGGTTGATGGGGTTACTTAACAATAAAGATTTGATTAATGGCGTTTCAGGAATGTTTGGTAATAAACCCGCTGAAATTGTAGAGAAGTCTAGTGTTTATAAGCCTACAACAACTCCACCTTATGTGGGTTATCAAGGTGGTGGGTTTAGTGGAAATTTAAACTTAGGAAGGTATATGGGCAACCCTAATGCTGGAATGTTTGGTAACACCAGATGAATCTAGAAACTGTTATACGCAACTCACGTTAAAGGAAATATATATATGGCTACCAACTCAATTTTTGATGTATTCGGAGCTTCTCCTGAAGAATTAGAATATGCTAAAAGAAAAGATGAAGAGACACTAGCAAGGCAGGAGTATACCACTAGGTTAGCTAATGCTGGTGCGGGTTTAGGAATATATGGTGGTCTTGCAAGATCAGGAGTTAGGCAAGGAGAGCAACTGAGGAAAATGAGGTTGTTCGGAGAGTCCCCAAATCCTGAGATGGAAAAGGCATCCGTTATGAAGGAAATAGTGAATAGTTATTCTGGACGGGATATGTCTGATCCTGAAGTTATGGCTAAGATGTCACAAGAGTTAAACAGCAGGGGATATCCTAGAGAAGCAATGCAGTTAATGGAACAAGCTAAATCAAAAGTTATTAATTTAAATAGTGCTGCTGCGGCTACTGAGAAGGGTAACTTAGCAAGGGAAAAGACTAGAGCTGAGATTGAAAAACTAAACTTTGAAGCCAGTGGGGACAAGAAGGATAAGATGACAACTAAGATGATGGATGACTTTCATTCTAGAGCAGAAAGAGCAAACACTTATGGGTCATTAGCGAGTACATTTGAAACTGGTTTTGCAGGAGCTAAATTTGAGGCATGGGGTAACTTCCTTTCTAAACTAAATAAAAATCTACCACTAAATGATGAGGATAGAAGAGTATCTGCTTGGTGGACAAAGTATCAAAACCAAGTTAATGAGATTAGAAATGATTTGTTTGGGTCGGCATTGACAGCAACAGAGAAAGAGGAATTTGCTAAAGCAATGATAACTAGATCAACTGATGGAAAGACTGCTAAAAAATACCTAGAAACTCAAGCAAGGATATTAAGGAAGGCTTACAACAATAGGCTTGACTCCTATAGTGAACACGGCTGGAGTGTCAAAGGTCTAGAGGGACAGGTTATTGGTTCATTAGATTCTGAAGGTGATGCGGGTGATCCGATAGTTGTACCTGAAGGCACATGGACAGTTAAAAGGAAACCATCAATGACCCTCTCAACCGGAGTGCAATAATGGCAAAACTAGTAGACTACGAAGTTACAGCACCAGATGGAACAGAGCTAATTGTTACTGGCCCGGAGGGTGCAACAGATGAGGAAATAACATCTCAGGCTATGAAGCTTTACGGTGATATGAATACTGGTACTCTTAATCCAGAACCAAAGGTGGATGATGTATTAACACCTCAAAAAGATTATACTGATGTAGGATTAGGTCAGGTAGGTAAAGAAGCTGTTTTAGGTTTTATTCCATCAGCAGGTAGAGAATTATCCAATTTGTGGGATGTTGTGAGTAGCCCAATAGAAACAGCAAAGACTGTTGCTCAACTGGGGTATGGGGTTTTACAGAACGTACTTCCTGATAATATTGTTCAACTTATGGGTGATGATGAGGAAAGTCAACAACTAGCATCTTCTGTTGGTGAGTATATCGCTGATAGGTATGGTGGTATTGAGAATATTAAAAGAACCGTAGCAACAGACTCTGCAGGATTTGCTGCTGATATTGCAGGTATCTTTAGTGGTGGTGCTACGATAGCTGCTAAAGTAATTTCCACAGGAACTAAAGCAGCGGGTAAAGCCTCTAAATTTGCTGCTGTGCCTTCCATGCTTCAAAGCTTTGCAGATAAAGTTTCATTAGTAGACCCAGTAACCCTTGGACTTGTAGGAGCAGGGAAAGCAGGTAAACTTGGTTTAACAAAAGTAATAGGCCCAGGTTTAGGAAAGGCTTTAGCTTTTACATCAGGTACTGGAGAAGAGGCTGTTAAACAAGCATACAAATCTGGAAGGGTAGGTGGTGATTCTTTAAAAGCATTTAGAGATAATTTAACAGGTAAGGCTGATCCTCTAGAGATTGTACAAAATGCTAGAAGTAATTTAGATATTCTTTATGCACAAAGAAAAAAGGAATATATAGATGGTAAGGCAGGATTAAAAGATGTAACTCTAAACCTACAAACTATTAGGAATGCTTTAGAATACGCAGAGAGTACTGCGGGAGTTAGTCCAAAAGTAAACAAAGCATTGGCAGATGTTAGAAAAATCTTAGATGATGCATCAAATAAGAACTATAAAACTGTATCAGATTTTGATGATTTAAAAAGAGCTATTAATGATATCGCTATGGATTATAGGGGATCATCTGCTGGTTCTCAAATTGACACAATACAAAGACTAATTAAGAAGCAGATAACTGATGTAGACCCTCAGTATGATATAGTAATGAAATCATATGCAGATGCCACGAAATACATTAAAGAAATGGAAATATCTTTAAGCTTAGAGGCAACAACAGGACAAAGGAAGACAGCGGATGCTTCATTAAAGAAACTATTATCTGTTATGCGAGATGGTGTGTCTACTAACTATGGGCAGAAGTTTAACATGGCTCAACAGCTTGAACAACTACCAAACGCTAAACAAATACTTCCTCAGTTAGCAGGACAAGAATTAAGCTCATATCTGCCTAGAGGAATACAAGGTAGAATAATGAGTGCTGGTTTAACAGGTGCAGTTGGTTACATGGGTGGTGGTTTATTAAGCCCTAGTGCTGTTGTTTCAGGACTTGCTGCCTCACCTAGGGCGGTAGGTAATGCTGCACAACTGGCAGGGAGAACAGCCAGAAGATCAGATCAAGTAATGAGAAAAGCAGCACAGATGCTACCCTCAGCAACCCCAAGTTATCTAGGCATGTTTGATAGAGCAACAGAAGAGGAAGGAAACTAATGGCTAGTCAGTTAGATAGTATACTGAATGATTTAGTAGGTAGGTTAAGAGAAGTGGGTATTGGTAGAGGAACTGCCGCACAACAACCTGGTGGCCCTTCTTATAGAGATAATTCTGGAGACAGTTATTCTTTTGCCTATGACCCTGAAGCCAGACCTACCAAAGCTGATTATGGTAAATACAAAGTACCTACTGTTAGCTTTTCAAGTGGGATGCTGGGCGGTGACCCAATACAGATAGAGCAAGAAGTACCAGAACAAGAGATACCAGCAATGCCAGATTTTAACCCACCACTACCACGTTCAGAGGCAGACCCTAGACCTGAAGCTCCTAACGGAGAAGATGTGAGCGTAGAGCAAGCACTTGAGCCTGTACGCCCTCCTCTAATGGAAGATTATACTACAGCGAGAGTAAACCCGTTTGGTGAATCTGGAATGTTTTTAGGAAGGGTTGGTGGCCCAAGACAACCAGAGAGACAAGATATTGTACCAACTCCAGGTGCTACTCCATCCACACTGTCTAGTTTATCTGCGAGACAGCCAGAAGTTCCTAGAGGCATGCTAGAAGGCCCAACAATGTTTGAGGGTCAATTAGGTATGCCAGAGACTACTAGCTATGAAGGAACATACGGGAATGAGTATGAAAACTTAAAAGGAAAATCTATTGAGGAGATACGACTTCAGTTAAACAATCCTAATATCGATGTTAATGAAGATGGTGATTTAATAGAGATACTAGAAAGGTCAGAAGTACCTGGACTGAATGGTGGGTATGTACCTACTAAAGTTAGAGTAATGGCTCCTGCTTTTATGCAGAAAGCGGAGAATGATAATAGTTCATTTAAAACTCAAGAAGAGTTAGATGCTTACTTAGATACTCTGGGTCTTTAACATAGGATTAACAATGCCGAAATACACAGTTAAACAAGGTGATACACTCACTGCAATAGCTCTAGAAACAGGTCATTCATTAGCAGATATAAAGGCAGCTAATGCAGGGATAGACTACAACCGGCTAAGTATTGGTCAAGGTATAGCCTTGCCTTACAGTAATCAACCAGCAGTGAACTATGATGCGTTTGGTACTGTTATCAGTCAACCAGATTCTCCAGAAGATTATGGTGTGATGCAGTCTAGTCAAGCCAGTATTGTTGAGGATACTTATCCTACATCCAGACAGGAATTTGCTAAAAAACAATATGAGAATAAATGGACTGAAACTTTCCCTAGAAGGATGGGATTCACTCCAAAGGAATGGAAAGCATACACTACTGGAATAGCTAACGTAGAGTCTAGAGGTAATGGGAACTATAAAGCTGTAGGTGATTTAGACCCACAGTACCTAGGTCGTTATCAGATGGGTAAGGAAGGAAGAGAAGACGCAACAAGAATAATGAAGATAGTTGACAAGTCTTTTAAAGAACCTACAAGAGAAGAGTTTCTTAATGATCCTGAATTACAAGAGAAAATGTTTTCTGCTTATACAAGATCAAACTTCATAGCCCTTACTGGTAATTCTACCAAGTGGGGAAAGATGACTGATAGAGAAAAGAAATTACATTTAGCTAGGGCACAACTGGGATCAGGTAATATCAGTAAAGCGATAGAAACAGGAGTTGATTATTTTGACGGTAATAAAAAACCATCAATGAAATGGTATGATGAAGTTAGAAAACAGTTTGATAGCCTGAAGTAATGGAACAATTCATTATAAACTTCTGGGAAGTCATATCAGGTCTAATCTTAATTGCATTCCTTGGTGTGACTTGGAAAGCAGAAATAGGGTCACGCATCTCAGTCCTAGAAGAGAAAGTGCGCGCCCTATTTGATCTAGTTAATAGTAAGAAAGATTAGATATCACACACACCTGCTGTGCAAGCTAACATTTGAGTTCCTTCAACATTATCATCTACTTCTACAAGGCTATCCCAGTCAATCACTATAGGCATCTTGTGGAGTAGTTTGATATACTCTTCCTCAGTACACTCCTCATACGGAGCTTGTCTATAAGTACCTCCATCATAGGGTAAGAAGCTAACCCCAGATACATCATCGAAGTTCTTCCATACCCACGCACCCACCTCAAACCATTCGTCCTCATTGACTGAGATAGTGACTGAAGGTTTATGCTCACACCAGTGCTTCTGATACATCATCCATAAGTCTAGATGTTGCACTGCGGTCAAGTCCTCACGCAGTAGTGCATTGTGTGGTGCTTTCTTAGGGAAGCTAAAGATAGTAGTAGACTCAGGACGCATGACACAATCCTCAAAGGGTATGCCTTGCTCCATCATGAAGGTGGAAAGAGGGTCTTTCTTATCGCCACGAATACGTCTGATATAATAACGACTATGGCGTGGATGAATGCCACTGGCACTATCAACAAGCTGAGACACAGTACCAGAAGGTTTAACACAAGTAATAGCAACAGACACAGGAATGCCAAGATCGCTTGAGATAAGTTTGTTTGTCTTTGCAGCCTCCATTTTAAGTGCTTCAAGAAGAGTCTTCGTTTGCTCAATTGTATCTCCCATTAATTTGTTATCAAGGATACCCGTCAACGATACACCCAGTAGTCTCTCTTCCTCAGTGTTACGTTGCCATATCTTCCTAAGGTACGGGAAGTGAGTCATCGTGGACTGATAAGTGCCTAAGATTGTAGCTAGATTTACCTTACGCTCTAGGTCATAGATTGTATCAGTATCTCTAACAACAACTTCAGATAAGTTACAGAACTGATAAGGTCTTAGGATAATCTCAGAGCATGGGTTAGTACCGAACTCTTGCTCAGTATCTCTACGTCCATTCTTACCCGCCTGGAACTGAGCAGCTTCTCGATTAAAGATACCACGCTCACCTGAATGACTGTGATATAAACTATTCCACTCGTCCATGAACTGTCCAACGTCAGGTCTACGGGCATACACAGCAGAGTTATTAGCCAACGCACGTTGAGGATTAGCTTCCCACCACTGACCTGTCTTGGCGTGTCGCATCTTGTCATCCTCTAGATCAGAGAGTGAGATCATTGCTGAACGTCTGACACCACCTACAACCACTACCTCTGCTACCTTACACATGATGTCATGGCACTCTAGTGTGGTCAGCTTACGTCCTGTGGCACACTTGAACTTACGGATAACAAACTCAAAGAGTTCCTTCAAAGGCCCAGGCCCACTAGCCCTACCACCAAAGGTCTTGAGTCTAGCACCGGCAGGTCTGACCTTATCGGTGTTCCACTTAGGTACTTCACCGGAGTACAGTAGGGCAATGACCTGTCGTAACGCCTTAGCCCATCCCTCTTTACTATCAGACACCACAATAGTAGACTCAGACTCAAACATCATATGAGGTACTTCAGGCAGCTTGTTAACGTACTTCTGTTCGACACTGAAGCCTACACCAGTGCCACACAGTAAGACGTACATCGCCTCATCAAAGCATTTAGGATCATCAACAGGTAGGTAGGCACAGTTGTACCCCGCTGTGTTGTCCCTCTCAAGGGCCTTCCCGGCTGTCATAATAGACCGCATAGAGGGGACTATCTCTAGGTTCTTAATCGCCTCACGAAGCTCTGAGTCCGTCTCCATCGGTATAACGTACTTATGCTTGGTCTCTAGGTGGTTCTTCATAAAGTCCATGTACCTATCGACTGTTTCAAACCAGTTCTCTCTACGTCCTTCTTCTTCCAGGAAACGGGAGTACCTACTTTTCGCTATATATTCTTGGTAAAAATCCATTAGTTAATTTCCTTTATTAGTTGATCGTAGTTGTCTTCTACTATGTCTTCAAACCTATCTAGTATGTCTATAGAAGTTAGGTCTAGTAACTCTAACACAACAAGCTCATCGAGTAACGACAGCTTTTCTTTAAGTTCAGCAAGCGTGAGGTTCATCTTCTTTCCCCCTATCTTCATTAGTCATAACAACTAGAGCAGCGTAGCCACCTATATCATGCCATGAATCATTAAGATAAAAGTCACCATTCAGTATGCGTGCCATCTTGTTAGCAATCATATCTAAACTTTCACGTGCATAGTCAGGCATTATGTAGTAGTTAGGTGACTGTCGGAAGACTCTCTTAATATCCTGACTAATCTGTCCTACTATCTTGTAATGACCATACTGTGTTTCTCTTGTTGATAGTGTTTCTTTAATGTCCATATTGTTTCCTTAGATAATTAATTGATACAGGCATTTCATCAAAGCCGCCATTCTCTACTTCATTCAGCATCCAGACACCAGACCATGAGCCATTAGTCTGAGGGTTTAGATACTCCTCATCGTGTTGATAAAAGATACCTGCGAACAGACCAGTGATACTACTCCCATCAGCTTTCTTGCTGTAAGAGATACCTCTGTCCTGAACGTGTCCCATGATACAGCTCATATGTTTCTTTTGCAACATTAAATGTGGACTACTTACAGGTCTACCCATCACACCAGATGTGAAGTAATGACTATAAGCAATACCATTTACAATAGCTACATCTAAAAAGTTATGTACTTCCCAACCATACTTCTTTAGGTTGAAGTCCTTATAACCTATCAGCCCATCTAACTTCCTATCAGAATCTATTGCACGATCTATACGATACTCATGGTTCCCGATAAGGAATATCTTCTTAGGCTTCCATACTTTCTTCTTGTTCTCATGCTGTCTCTTCTGTTCATCAACGATAGGTTTCATAAACACAGACAGGGCATCATTACCTGCTTTAACGTCATCACTATATGTTCTGCCTTCAAAAGACTTCTTACCAATATCATAGACACTAAGGCTTGACATATCCCAGTGATCTCCTAAGTGAACTATGACATCAGGCTTAGTCTTGACTGCATACTTACCTGCCCACTCTAAATGATCGAATGAGTTACCAGGTTTGCATTGTGTGTCAGGTATAACTAAGTGTCTCATATAGATTTCTCCATACTTCTTTTGTTAAGTTCTTTAAGTTCTTTATAGGTGTATCTTTTATAAAGACCTTCCTTTGATCCACCTTCTCTAAGAGCTTC